CAGATGAATACGGGAAATGCCGTCAGGAAGATGGCAGTTGCCCTCGGTGTTAAGTGGAACCCAGACAACGCGCAAAAGAGTATCGCGCTAGTTCAGAGCAGACTCATCCATCTCCTCGGCGGCGACCAGCCCAGCGGCATCGACGTGCTGCGCGGCGCTGACCTGAGCAAGAAGAGCGTTGATGCCATGAGCAGCCGTGCCGAGGGTCAGTCGCAAGACGATGCCCTCATGCGCGTCAGACTCAATGCGAAGACGTACGCCTACCAAATCCTAGAGCTGGCCGACATACTCGGCGTGGATGTGAATGTCGGTGACAATGTGGCCGACATTGGCAATGCGGTCATGGCTAAGGCTAGGCACCTCGCGGACGAATGTAACTTTTCGACCCCAGAAAATGACATGGATACCGAAGACGCCAAGCCGAATCCTGCGGAAACGTCGGATGACGAGATAGACCATGTAAGTTTTGGTACACGTTCCATCACGAATGGGACAACGGGACAACCCAATGGGACATGTCCCGATGACGTCCCAATGGCGTCCATCACCGACGAGTTGCGGGAGTGGGCGAGTGACAGGCATTGCAAGGGGATGAGCCATACGGACGCGCTCAATATCGGACTCATCGCCGACCGCATAGACGAGCAGTTCGACCGCATATGCCAGCAGCAGGAGGCCGTGCTGCAATCGACCATCGACGGCATGGTCAAGGAGTACGAGCACGACCGTTTGCCCGACCAATTGCGCATCGAGAAGCTGGTGGAGCAGCGCGATGAGGCACGTCAGGAGTGCGCCGACCTGCTCGACCTACTAAGGGATGCAGTCGTTGACTTCGAGTATGCGAGCTACAGCTGGGACTACGCCTCCATCGTCAGCGAAAACATCACCATAGAGACGGAGCGGAACAGGCTGGCGAAGGAGTGCGACGAGTTGCAAGCGAGGCTGAACAAGGCCAACGGAGAGAACAAGGGACTGAAGTTGTCGATAGACGAGCAGAAGGAATCGATATCGCAGCGCAAGAAGACGATAAAGAAGCTCACGAGGGACAACGAGAAGGTATGGAAGACCGTCCACGAGCTGCAAGCGAAGCTGGACGCGATTCGGGACGCGCTCGATGGATGACGTTCTGCGTCCCTACCACCACACCGCGCCCGTCGCGGGACGGCAGACCACGTTCGCGACGCTGGAGTACCCGCGAGACAAGCCGCCGCGAGAGATTGTGATCGGCAAGAACCGCTGGGTGCTGCAACCACGAGAGCATGAGCGGCACGACGATGGCCGTTGACTATTACGCGAAATTCTGCGAGACCGTCTACCATCTGATAGGCGAGGAGTGCGCCCGTCGCGGATGGGACGCGATAACCGAGGACGAGCTGGAATACTTCGTGCGCGATTTATATGCGCGCTATTACTACCAGACCATCGCGCAGTTCAGGCGTGAGACGGGACAGCGCAGCAGTGCGGCGAGCGACGTGCGCGTGATACCATTGGTCAAGCGATTGGGGGCACATGACTACCGCACGTGACTTCTTCGACCGGGTTAGGGCCGCGAGCCAAGACGCCGAGCGGTGCCGTACGCAACTGCTGGCGCTGGAATCCCGCTCTCTCTCGCTGGGTGGGGGCGGGTTCGAGTCGCGTGTACGCTCGACACCAGACCCGCAGCGGCAGCAGAACCGCTCGAACGCCTACATGGACCGCGAGAACGCGCTTCGCCAGCGTCAGTCCGACGATTACGCCATCATCGACGCTGCATGCGTGGTGCTGTACGGAACCGACGAGCGCAGGGGACTGGATTCCGTGGTATCTCCCGTGTGGGCCGACATCCTTTGGTGGCGATATCTCGACTGCGCCACATGGGACACCGTGAGCAGCGCCGTCAGCTATTCGGTGCGGCAGTGCCAGATATTGCACGACTCCGCGCTTGACTGGATTGATGGCAACGCGTTCGCGTCTGATATACTGCGACAAACAGATTAGCGTAGCACTGCAACACAACGCAATCATGCGTAGTCCTGCGTACTTTTACGTTGACAACTTATGCTATAGGTAGCCTGAGACATACGAGCCCTCGCAGACGCGGGGGCTTTTTTGTTACCGCTCCACCCATGCGAAACAACGGGGGAGGGGGTGCGCGATGGCATCGAACCCACGCTACGCCAACGGCAGCGCCCGACGCAAGTTGCGGCACTGGCTCCGATCGCAGGGGAGACCGTGCTGGATATGCCGCGCGTTCGGACTGGACGGGACCATTGACTACGAGCTACCCGCCCGCCACCCGTTCTCGTTCGAGGTGGACGAGCTGGTGCCGATATCGCGAGGTGGCTCGCCGCTCGACAGGAACAACGTCGATGCGACGCATCGTTGCTGCAACCAATGGCGAGGAAATAAGAGCGTCGAGCAGGTGATTGCAATCGCGCGTCAACAGGGGGGCGAGGGCGTGCCCATGCAGCTCAAGGTAGAAGGAACGACCTCGCGTGATTGGTGATTCAGAAGCGCTTACGTTTGCGCGTCTATAACTCGTGCGTTATGGGTGGGGGAATACCCTCCCTCCGGGGCGCGGCGCTCCTCCTCGGCATTGCGCCTGCATCGGCGACCCCTCGAATTTACCGAGGTTAACAAAGGTGATAAGCGGAATAGCTAGCGAAACGAGGTGAGCTTATGAGCCAAGGTAAGAAAGTCGATATGACGGTGCCGATTCAGAGCGTTGAATCCGCAGTGTTGAGCGAAGATTGGAAGAGCGCACGATACGCCATGACGGTTCGGCTCGCCAGAATGTTCGACCAGACCGACAGCGCACGAGAGGTAAAGGCGCTCAGTATGTCGCTTGAACCCATGCTTGACAAGTGCGAGAAGGACGCCGAGGAAGAGAAGAAGAACGAAAAGACGGCGCTCGACGGAATCTTGGAGATGGCTGCAGATGCCTAACGTCGGCGAGCAATCACCCACCTACTCGTGGTGCTCGTCGTACAACCGTACGCAAGGCAAGGTCGCAGCGGCGTTGTCAGACGCCTACGCATTGTCGCCGCATCCGTGGCAACGTACGATTCTCAACGACTGGCTGGCGATGGACGATGACGGCAAGCTGCTGAACTCGCTGTGTCTGTTGCCAGTGCCGCGACAGAACGGCAAGACGGGCGTGTGCGACCCGCGCGAGACGTGGGGACTGGTCGTGCGCGGCGAGTGGATTCTGCACACCGCGCAGGAGTACCAGACCAGCCGAAAGGCGTTCGATCGGCTGCGTGCGAAGTTCGGGGACTGCCGAAACGACCCGAACGCGAAGTATCCCGAGCTGAACCGCCTCGTGGCGAAGTACACGACCAGCGCGAACCAGATGGTGCTCGATTTGACTAACGGCGGACACATCGAGTTCCGCACACGCGGCAGCAGCGGAGACGCTGGGCGAGGCGGCACGTTCGACGTGGTGGTGGTGGACGAGGCGCAGACGTACACCGAAGCCATGGACGCGGCGATATCGCCGCTCAACTCGGCGGCACCGCAGGGTTCGCCGCAGACGATATTGATGGGCACGGTGCCAGACCCGGAGAAGCCGCACAAGGGCGAGGTGTTCGCACGTCTCAGGAACAACGCGCACGACAAGCCATACGACGGGCTGTGCATCCACGAATGGGGCGCTCAGGAAGTCGGGGACACGGCCGACGAAAGCAGATGGTTCAAGTACAACCCTTCGCTGGGCTACCAGCTGCTCATATCCGCGCTCCGCAAGGACGCGCGAAGCATGTCGCCAGACACGTTCGCCCGCGAGCATCTTGGCTACTGGTCGATGCTTGAGGTGTTCGCGCGCCTGGTCTCCGAGAAGGCGTGGCAGCAGTGCGAGACGGCATGCCCGCCAGCGAACGGCATTATCTGCTACGGCGTGAAGTTCGCCCATGACGGCTCCAAGGTGGCGCTCAGCGTCGCCCTCAAGCCGAGCGCGGGCGTGCCGCACGTCGAACTGGTGAAGGTCGAGCCGATGGGCGACGGCATGCAATGGCTGGTCGATTGGCTGGTACAGCGAGTCGGACGAGCCGCGCAGATAGTCATCGACGGCCAGAGCAACGCCCAGGAACTGAACGAGCGTCTGCTAAACGCACGTGTGCCGAAGGGCGTGATCGTACGCCCATCTGCCAATGAGGTGGGCGGCGCGTGCGCGTCGTTCGTCTCCGCCGTCAACGAAGGAAAGGTGACGCACTTCGGTCAACAGCCGTTGACGAACGCGGTGACGAAGTGCTCGAAGCGCCGCATCGGAAATCGTGGCGGATACGGGTTCGAGAGCACGCAAGAGGGCGACGCGACGATTGCCGAGAGCGCGTCCATCGCGTATTGGCAGGCCACGGTCACCAAACGTGACCCATCGAGAAAGGGGCGTGTCGGATGCTGACAAGCGACTACTACGACGACCACACATGGCATCCCGTGGACGCACAGGCCGACTTGCGCGGCATGTCGAACGCGGCGGGCATCACCGACGAGGCGCGCTACGCCGTCGAGCTGCTGGTGGCCGAGTACGAGCGTCACGCTGCGCACAACGAGATATTGCGTAACTACTACGACGGAAACGTGACTGTGGGCGATTACGGCGTCACGGCGAACATCCCCAACGACCAGACGTGCCACTGGCCCGAGAAGGCCGTCAACGACTGGGCGGAGCGCATCAA